ACGGATTGCTGCGCAAGGTACACAGTTGATTATTCCAACTGCCTATACCTTTGTTGCAGAGCGTTTGTTAGAATCACAGCTTCGCACTGGTACAGCGGACAACGACATCAATGCTATCAAATCAGGCGGTTATCTGCCGAAAGGATATCATATTATGCGTCGTCTAACTGACTCAGATGCGTTCTTTGTTCAGACAGATGTTCCTGATGGCATGAAAATGTTCCAACGCTCGCCTATGAAAAAAGGCATGGAAGGTGATTTCGAAACTGGTAATGTTCGCTACAAAGTTCGTGAGCGTTATTCTTTCGGTGTTACTGACTGGCGTGGAATCTTCGGCACAGAAGGTGCTGCATAATACTACTGAGGGAGGGCATTAGCTCTCCCTCAACTTTTAATCCTGACAGCGAAAGCTGACTTATCCCAGACAGGAGATTAACATGGGTACAACTACATTTACAGGACCAGTCCGCTCGGAAGGTGGATTTCAGGTCGTTTCTAAAAATTCAACAACTGGTGCTTATACTGATATTGCAACTATTGCTTCGACAGGTATTGTCACTGACAAATATGTTAAGCACGTTGGCTTCGCAACTGGTGTTACTGTTAACACCACAGCAGGTGACAGCCCGACTATTGGTGAGTTCACTCAACCAGCAAACACAATTATTACTGACATCAAAATTTTCTGTGCCACAGCTCCTGTTATTGGAACTGGGGATATTGGATATGAAGTTGGGACATCGTCTTCTGGAGCACAAATTGTTGCTGCTGTAACAGATGAGATCTTAGATGGTGGTACAACAGTTGTTCTTGGTAATGTAACCACAACAACTATTGTTGCGCAGACACAGAGTGGAACAACTGCTCCTGCTTCTGTTCAGTATGCAAGTGCCGAAAGAACTATCTATTGCAACATCACTAACACAGTTGATGCGACAACAGCTGGATCTTTCACATTCATTATTGAGTATGTGCAGATTGCATAATTTAATTTGGGTGAGGTTAATATCTCACCCATTATTTTAGGAGGTTAATTTGGCAGATCTTACAACAACAACTAAAGTTTCCGAGAACTCTCGTGAAGTTATTTTTGCCTTTCAGTATCAGTATATTGATGGTGGTGATGAAAGTGCAGTATCTAAGATTGATGTTTCTGCACTAACGAAAGATGCAAACGGAAATACTTGCACAGGAATCAGGATAGCAGAATGCTGGTGGGTCATTAAAGCAATGACTGTTGAAGTTCTTGCTGATGCTGACGTGGATGTAATTGTTATGCACCTTGACGAAGGTCAGTCAGGATACCAAGATTTTTCTAAATTTGGTGGACTGCCTACAACTTCGGGTTATGGTGCTAATGGAACTGGTGATGTTAAGTTCACAACAACTGGTGCTGGTGCAGCAGGGGATGCTTATCAGATTATTATCAGAGGGATTAAACAGTATTAATGGCACTCTCAGGAACAGTAGCATTTAGACCAGACGTTGAAGAAGTAGTCACCGAAGCCTATGAGCGTTGCGGAATAGATCCGCAAACTCGAACAGGTGATCAGGCTGTTTCTGCTCGACGAAGTTTAAATCTTTTGTTCTCAGAGTTTGCCAATAGAGGCATTAATTACTGGGCAGTTTCGCAAAATACATTAACTTTGGCTGATGGGACAGCTTCTTATACTTTACCAGCAGGAACGATAGACATCATCGATGCTGTTATAAGAGAAGGCACAAACGACCAGACCATAAACAGAGTTACAATTTCTGATTACAATCAGATTCCGAATAAAACAACTGAAGGCAAACCAAGCCAATACATGCTTGACAAACAATACACTCCTGTTGTTTATTTCTGGAATGTTCCTGACAAAACATACAGCATGGTTTATTGGGCAGTAAACCAACTTGATGATATAACAGCCTCGAATCAAGATACAGATGTTCCTTATCGATGGAGCGATTGTATTTCAGCTGGACTGGCAGCAAAATTATCTCTTAAATATGCACCCGACAGATTTCAATTATTAAACGAGCTTTATGAAAGAGCTTTCAGCTTCGCAGCATCTTCTGACAACGATGGTGTAAGTTTACGAATACAACCAACCGCATTGAATTTGGTATAACATGGCAAAATATGCAAAAGGCAAAAAATCATATGCGATAAGCGACCGAGGTGGCCAAAGAGTTCGCTATACTCAGCTCAAGACAACTTGGGATGGTTTGCGTGTTGCTCCTGATGAGTGGGAACCAAAACACCCACAGCTCACTCCTGCGAAAAATGTTATAGATGCTCAGCAATTATTTCAACCTAGATCGACTGGGCAGAGCCAAGAAGACGTTGTAATATATATCGGCTATTCTTTCGATCCATTTTTACCAATACAAGAAAGACCACCAGTTGGTTGTCCTGGACATGGGCAGACTGGTTTAATAGACAGAGCAGACTTAGAATCTTATCCAGAAGCAACAGGTGTTGGTGGAACAGGTGCAGTCGGAACTGAAACACTAGAAATGTCTATCAATGAAACAGGTGTTGCAGGAACAGGTGGTGTTGGTGATGAGGTTCCAGCCGCTTTTGTAACAGGAGTTTCTGGTGGTGGAGGCTCTGGTAATGTTGGTGTCGAGGCACTTAACCTCTCAATTCTAGAAAGTGGAGTGGCTGGTACAGGTGGAGTTGGGACTGAAGTGCCTCAAGTTAATGTAGTCGAGACAGGTGTCGGTGGCACAGGTGGAGTTGGAACTGTTAACAGTGGCTCTATCGTAGTCGATCAAGAATGGGGATCTGGCACTTGGGGTGCTGGAACTTGGGGTAATTAAATGAGCTATACAACTTTAGTTGCAAATATACAGAACTTTGTAGAAGACGACTCTACAGAGCTGAGCAACTCAATCGATACTATAATCGCTCAAGCTGAGGCGATGGTTTTCCAAAGGCTTCCGAATTTGCCTTGCTTTAGAAATGTAACAACAGGCAACCTTGTTGTTGGCACTTTCGAATATACTGTTCCTTCAGCAAGAATGATAAGGCAAGCCTCTGTAACAGATGCGAGCGGAAATGTTAATTATTTGAATCACAGGATAGATTCTTATTTAAGGGATTATTGGCCAAAGTCAAGCACGACTGGAACACCAATAATGTATAGCACGAAAAACGCAACAACTTCCGGAACAGTTATAACACTTGCTCCGACACCTGATGCGACTCTTGCTTATCAAGTCGACTTTATTGCTCCGGAAACAGGACTTTCTTCTAGCAATGCAAATACTTGGATCGACACTAATGCTCCCGCAGTTTTGCTGGCAGCATCACTCTACGAAACTTCTGCTTTCCTTAAAGCTGGAGAAACGCTACAACTATATAAAGCACAATTTGACGAGGCTGTGCAACTGTTTGTTCAGGAAATGAGCAGGGACTATGCAGCCGAATACAACGGAGGAATATAATGTCTATAGCACAAGCAATGTGTACACTTTTCAAAATGGATGTCATGCTGGGTGATCATCACCTAGATACAGATGACATACGAATAGCACTGTACACCGATGCAGCGACACTTAATGCAACAACAGACGGCTACATAACAGCAGGGCAAGTGGCCAACGGCGGTGGATATACCACTGGCGGAGAACGACTTACATTTACATCGCCAGTCGTTGCTGTAGCTGAAAATGGAACAAGCGGAGTATTTGACGCAGATGATCCAGAATGGACAGATGCTACATTTACTGCAAATGGCGCATTAATCTATAACAAGACGCTGGGTGATGCCACATCAAACGCAAAAGGCGCAATCGCAGTTTTAGCATTCGGTGGTAATTTCACAGTTGCTGGCGGTACGTTTAAGATCGTATTCCCTGCCCCCACTGCAAACAACGCAATAGTAAGGATCGACTGATATGGCAATAACCTATGTAAATGATCTCAGATTATCAGAGATGGACACTGGTGACAATTCAGGCACATGGGGAACTGTCACTAACACGAACTTAGAATTAATCGGAGAGGCTCTAGGATACGGCACAGAAGCCATAACCACAAACGCCGACACACACGCTTCAGAAATAGCTGATGGCTCTACAGACCCTGTCAGGGCAATGTATGTTAAATACACAGGCACACTCGACTCAGCTTGTACAATAACCATTGGACCAAACACTGTTAATAAATTTTATTATATTGAGAATGCAACCTCTGGTTCTCAGAATATTATTATAAGCCAAGGTTCTGGTGCTAATGTAACGATCCCCCCAGGAAATGTTAAAGCTGTTTATTTAGATGGTGCAGGATCAGGAGCTGCTGTTACTGACGCTTTTGCTTCGTTGAATGTTGTTGATTTAACAGTTCAAGACGATCTGACGGTTACGGATGATGTGGCGATTGGTGGATTAGCCACGGTTGGTGAAACCCTTGCTGTAACAGGTGTTTTAACCGCTGATGGTGGTATTGATGTAGACAACTTTCACCTAGACGGGACTACTCTGGCTCTGTCTTCTGGCAATCTAACGATTGATGCAGAGGCTGGAGACATTATTCTTGAAGGCCATTCTAACGGAACTGTCCAGCTTCATAAACAAGGCGCTCAATACGGAACAATATTTAATGGTAGCAATGATTTAACTATTCAATCAGTAATTTCAAATAACGATATTGCTTTTAAAGGAAATATTGGGGGTACGGATACTGAAGTTATGCGTATTGATATGTCAGCCCCTGCGGTTGGTATTCTTAATGGTGCCCCTGTAGGTCAATTACACATAGGAGCAGCAAATAATTCAAATCACGAAGCCATGATTACTCTTAATAATGGTGGGGCTTCTGGTAACGAGGCTGGTATTGAGTGGCATTATGAAACAAACACGACACCAAGAGCGAAAATTCATGTAGACGCTTCAGATCAAACTCTAAACTTTAGCACAGCAGACGCTATAGCTTTATCAATTTTTTCAGATGGCTCAACAGGGACACCAGTAGGTGGTGCTAACAATGTTCGTTTTGGTCCAGATTCTGGGGATGCTTTAGGAGCTGGTGGAATAGAAAATACCATGTTTGGTAGTGCTGCTGGGTCTACTTTGACCTCCAGTGACTCTTGTACTTTTGTTGGGTTTAAAGCAGGATTCACGGCAGATGGAAGTGCCAATACTGCACTGGGATATGTTGCATATCGGGATGCTACTTCAGGAACTAACAACATAGCAGTCGGATATGCTGCTATGTACGATGGTATTGTAACTGGCAGCTACAACATAGCAGTGGGGGGTTTGTCACTACGAAACCTGACTTCAGGAGCTCAGAATGTTGCCTTGGGAGAGGGTTGTTTGGGTTCTGTTGATGCGGAAAATAATAACACAGCTATTGGTAACAATGCGTTGTTATCTACGACTGTTTCTGAGTTAACAGGTGTTGGTGCAGCAGCAGGTCAATTGGCTACAGGGACAGGTTCAACTTTTGTAGGGTTTGACTCAGGAAGATTTGTAACATCTGCAACAGCAGGAACTTTTATCGGACACAGTGCAGGTAAAGGCATTGATGGTACAAAACTTACTGGAGCAGCCAACACTGTTGTAGGTCATCAGGCAGGACTTGTTCTCCAAGGAAATGCTTATAACAACACCCTTATGGGTCACAATGCGGGGATCGCTATTACGACAGGGACTCAGAATACGATTGTTGGAAAAGGTGCATTACTAGAGTGTACTACTTCTTCAAACAATACGGCGGTGGGAACTTCTTCTTTAGCGGCTTGCACAGGGGCTTTAAACGTAGCATTGGGCATTACTGCTGGACTTGGGATTACTTCTGGAAGTGGCAATATTGCAATCGGATACAATTCCTGTGCTGCTGCTGTTACGGGGGATAACAACACGGTAGTGGGAAGACAGGCTGGAGGGGGACTCACTTCTGGCTATAATAATGTCTGCATCGGTCCTTTTGCAGGGTCAGCTAATGGTGATATGTCTGGTGAAACTCCAGTAGCAACAGGAACTAATAATGTATTAGTCGGTGCTAAATGCCAAACAGGTGCAGCAGACTCTGATTCTCAAGTTGTTCTAGGGTTTGAGTGTACTGGTGCAAGCAACTCAAGTTTAACTTTTGGTAAAGCCGCAACGGATAGTAACATTGATATGGGTGCAACAAGCATTACTGCACCTTCTGACCAACGATACAAAGAAGAAATAACAGACTCCACCGCAGGTCTTTCGTTTATAAATGATTTACGTCCAGTTACTTTTAAATGGAAGATGGAAAAAGATGTTCCTACTAATTCTAAGGCATACAAAGCAGGGTCTGAAACAAGAGTAATGGAGTGTGGCGATAAAATAATGCATGGTTTTATTGCTCAAGAAGTAAAAACAGCTATTGATAACCACTCAGAAATTAAAGACGGTTTTCGTATGTGGGCTGAAGAAGAAACTGGGGACAATAGGCAAAGAGTTGCTCCTGGAGAGTTAATTCCTGTGCTGACTAAAGCAGTACAAGAGCTTTCAACAGCATTAGACGCAGCCTTGGCTCGTATAGCAACACTGGAAGGATAAGACATGGCAATTACATACACATGGTCAGTAAAAGAAGTTTACAAAATTACTGCAACAGGTGCGGTATATAAAGTTGATTGGCAGTGCCAAGGTGTAGATGCTGACACTGGATTAATGGGTACTAGAACAGACTCATACCTTCATACAGCACCTGTAACTCGTGATAAAGTTACTGTAGAAGCAGACACCGTTACACCACTGGATTCTGATGGAAACATTATAGCAAAAGAAACACACGAAACAGTAGTTGCTTCTTATAGAATAGAATCAAATACTAGCACAGTAAGCATCACAGAAAATAAACCTTCTACACCTGACCACACAGCAGGAGGATTCACAGCATACGCAGACTTAACTGAAGCAGATGTATTAGCTTGGTGTAAGGCTGACGGTGTAGAGGCAGAAACAGAAGCTCTTATAGCTAGAAAAATTGCTACAAAAATATCTGAATCAACTAAATCGACAGGTATGCCGTGGGCTGCTGAATAATTTTAACCCCAACCCCGAAAGGAGATCACAATGGCTGAGAAAAAAACAAACACCATTTCGATCAACGGAACTGACTACACTGAAGACCAATTAAATGACACCCAGAAGGTAATGGTGAGCCACGTTGCTGACTTAGATCGAAAGATTGGCTCTGCTAATTTTAACATCGACCAGCTAAAAATGGGACGCATGGCGTTTATGAATACGCTGACTGCATCGTTGGCATCTGAGTCAGAAGAGGAAACTAAAGAAGCATCATGAAACTAGAGGAGCTGAGTCGTAGGTTGACTGTTGTAGAAGTTCAATTAGAAGAACGCTGGAAAGAAACGATCCTTAGAATAAAAAGGATAGAAGCTATTCTAATTGGTGTTGCTGGGACAATAATTATTCTCCTAGCGAATATAGTCTGGAGAATGTAAATGAGTTTAATAACATCACTCGTTGGTCCAGTAACAGGACTTCTTGATAAGTTTATAGAAGACAAAGACCAAAAGTCAGCACTCGCTCACGAGATTGCAACTATGGGTGAAAGGCATGCTCAAGAGTCTTTGCTCGCTCAGTTGGAAATTAATAAAGCAGAAGCCGCAAGTGGCAGTTTATTTAAAGGTGGATGGAGACCTTTCGTTGGCTGGATTTGCGGGTTCGCTTTGCTTTATCATTTTATTTTATCACCGATGATTATTTTTATTATAACATTAACAGGTGCAACAATACCACCTTTGCCTGAGTTCGACATGGGAAGTTTAATGACTGTTCTTTTAGGTATGCTCGGCATTGGTGGATTGAGAACCTTTGAGAAGCAGAAAGGACTTACCAAATGAGCGACATAGAAATGTTTCATGTTGGCGAGAATAGCGAAGGAGAAGAGCTTTACAATCTTCGATATATAAAAGGTGGCAGGAGTTTACCAACTCCGAGCATGACTAAAGCAGAGGCTCTCGCAAGAATAAATGGAACGCAACTAGACGCTGCGGAAAAAAGTTATAAAGACATGACGAAAAAAGAATTAGAGCTTTTTATGCGAGAACACGATATAGAGTTAGATAGAAGAAAAACAAAAGATGATCTTTTAAAGCAGGTTGATGAATTTTTCGAGGGTTGAATTATGAGTAATGCACTCAAATCACTACAGACTAAATGCGGATGTTCAGCCGATGGTTCTTTTGGTCCAAATACAGCTCGTGGAATTGT